CCAGGATGTAATTCTCGACTTAAAATTCATGCTCATCATATTAACAAATGGGCCGATTTCCCCGGTTTAAGATACAACATTAATAATGGAATATCCCTTTGCAAAATTCATCATGATCTTATAAAGGATAATGAGGAAAATTATTGTGGATTTTTTAGCCAATTAATATTAAATAAACTAAAAGGCAAAACATGACCAAAGATCCTTTCACCGTCATTATAGATACCAGAGAGCAAATGCCATGGGAATTTGGATTGCATACCACATCCAAAAAGAAATTGGATACTGGAGACTATAGTATAGATGGATTAGAGAATATTCTGGCAATAGAACGCAAAAAGAGTGTTAGTGAGATTGCTAATAATATAACAGAGAGCCGCTTTAAAGATGTGCTAAATCGACTTGGTCAAATACCACACAGTTTTATGCTATTAGAATTTGATATTGATGATGTTTATAGTTTTCCTGTGGGCAGCGATGTGCCTAAAAAATTATGGGATAAACTAAAAATTAGTGGTAATTATATTATGAAGTATCTGGTCCAGGCTCAACTCAATCATAATATTCATATCTTATTTTGTGGTAGTGCAGAAACAGCAGAAAGATTGGCAGTGGGTATTATGAAAAGAATATACGAGAAATATGGAAACAAAAATAGTCAAGAAAAAATTTGATGATGCGTGGTTGGGACTAGGAGATCTAAATGATCTTGTGGTCAATCACAATCCAATGATAGGGCGAGACAAGGATGATATAGAAAATCCTGATCTGCATCTATTGCGTTTGTTTCGTAATCCAAAGTATTTTGGTAGCACATGTAAATTAATGTTTGGTATAGAACTTCATCCTATTCAAATATCCATATTACAAGAATTTTGGAACACATCATTTCCAATGTTCGTTGCGAGTCGTGGTTTTGGTAAGAGTTTTTTAATGGCATTATATTGCATACTAAAGTGTGTTTTTGTTCCGGGTACTAAAATCGTGGTGGTGGGAGCTGCTTTCCGACAGAGTAAGATCATATTTGAATATATGGAAACAATATGGCGTAATAGTCCCATATTACGAAGTATCTATACTGGTAACGATGATGGTCCGCGTCGAGATGTTGATCGTTGTACCATGAGGTTGGGCGAGAGTTGGACAGTTGCTATTCCTATGGGTGATGGTAGTAAGATCAGAGGTTTAAGAGCACATATCATCATCGCTGACGAGTTCGCATCAATATCTCCTGATATTTATGAAACTGTAGTATCAGGGTTCGCTGCTGTTAGTGCTAGTCCTATTCAGAATGTTAAAGAAGAAGCTAAAAAAGCTGCTATGAAAGATGCTGGATTATGGAATGATGAATTAGAAGCGGTACAAATTAAAAAGGGTAATCAAGCAATTATATCTGGTACAGCAGATTACAGTTTTAAACATTTTGCTCAGTATTGGAAACGATATAAGGCTATTATTAATAGTAAGGGAGATAAAATAAAACTAGAAGAAATCTTTAAGGGTGAAGTGCCAGATAGTTTTAATTGGAAAGATTATAGTATTATTAGAATTCCATATGAATTAATTCCCAAGGGATTCATGGACGATAAACAAGTATCAAGAGCCAAAGCCACAATTCATACTGGTATATATAATATGGAATATGCTGCTTGTTTTACAGAAGATAGTGATGGATTTTTTAGACGATCATTGATTGAAAGTTGCGTGGCAAATGATACTAAACCAATTCTTATTGATGGATTACCAGTAGTATTTGATGTTAGCACTAAAGGAAATCCTAATCTCCAATATGTTTATGGTATTGACCCAGCATCTGAAAAAGATAATTTTAGTATTATAGTTATAGAATTACATCCAACACATAATAGAGTTGTTTATTGTTGGACAACAAATAGAAATAATTTTAAAGATAGACAAAAAACTGGTTTAGTTAACGAGCATGATTTCTATGGATTTTGTGCTAGAAAAATTCGTAACTTAATGAAAATATTTCCTTGTGCTAGAATTGGAATGGATGCTCAGGGTGGTGGAGTTGCTATTGAAGAAGCATTACACGATCCAAGTAAAATGGAAGAAGGTGAGCAATTAATGTGGCCAGTTATTTCAGATAAATCAAAAGATACTGATGATCAACAAGGCTTACACATATTAGAATTGGTACAATTTGCACGAGCCGATTGGACAGCTCAGGCTAATCATGGATTAAGAAAAGATCTAGAAGATAAAGTTTTACTATTTCCAAGATTTGATCAACTTAGTTTAGCATTAGCCTTAGATAAAGATGGTAAAGATATTTTAGATTCTGATCTTGATAATTTATATGATAATGAAAGCGAATGTTTATTAGAAATAGAAGAACTTAAAAATGAATTAACTACTATAGTTATGACTCAAACTAGCACCGGTCCAAATGCTAGAGATCGATGGGATACTCCTGAAATTAAATTACCCAATGGTAAAAAAGGTAAATTAAGAAAAGACCGATATAGTGCTTTAATAATTGCTAATATGTTAGCTAGACAATTGAATAGATCTTTAACTCCATTTACTTATGATGTAATTGGAATTAATGCAAAAGATGCGGTAGACCATAATGGTCAAATGTATAAAGGGCCGAATTGGTTTGTGAACAATGCAAACGATAATATCTATATGGGTATTCACCATTAATTGTGTATATTAGTTATAATCCCATCATATTCACATTGCAATACTATTATGCCAAGAAAAAAAGATCAAGAAAATAAAAATATTCCTGATGCTGCTCAGGATCAACCTCTTAATGCTTATGTTACATGGGAGGATGGCAATTTAGCCGATAAACGTGAAGCTTTAGCAGAAGCTAGCAAAGGCTTGGATGAATTTGGTCTTGTTAATAAGACAATTGCTAATAATAGCCGTTATCGCTTAGACTTTTCTAATCTTGATGGTTTAACCTCTGGCCGTCCTGGTTTAACTCGTGCTGATTATGATTATTTCCGTCCAGAAGAGAGTGTGCCAACACACATTCGTGGCATTTTAGGAAAAGCGGATGCTATTTATAATCGTGTTGGTTTAGTAAAAAATGTAATTGATCTTATGGGTGATTTTGCTAGTCAGGGCATTAGACTTGTTCATCCAAATAAACGTATTGAAAGATTTTATAGAAATTGGTTTGAAAAAATTAAAGGTGAAGAAAGAAGTGAAAGATTTCTTAATAATCTGTATAGAGTAGGTAATGTTGTCATAAATCGTCAAACAGCTAAAATCAGTTTAAAAGTTACAGATAATCTTTACAAGAGTGTGGCATCTCCAGATTTAATCGTTAATAGCGATGATCTTAAGGTGGAAAAAAGAGAAATTCCATGGAGATATACTTTTATTGATCCAGTATGTATTGAGATTGTAGGAGGTGCATTATCATCATTTGTTGGAGATAAATCCTATGCTATTGTTTTACCTCCTATTTTACGTAAAACTATTAATAGTCCTAAGAGCGAAGCAGAAAAGAAAATCGTTGAACAATTACCACCAGCTATTATTGAGGCAGCAAGACAGAAAAAAGCATATATGCTGGACACAGATAAAACTTTAGTTTTCCATTATAAAAAAGACGATTGGAAGAGCTGGGCATATCCAATGATCTATGCTATCATGGATGATATTAATATTGTAGAAAAATTAAAACTTGCTGACGTTACAGCTCTTGATGGTGCTATTAATAATATTCGTATTTTTAAACTTGGTAGTTTAGAACACAAGATCGCACCAACAGCATCTGCGGCAACCAAACTAAGTAATATTCTTGGTAATAATGTTGGTGGTGGCACAATGGATCTTATTTGGGGTCCAGACATTGAATTAATTGAGAGCAAAACTAGTGTTCATCAATTCTTGGGAGAAGGTAAATATATCCCACATTTAAATGCTATTTATGCTGGTCTTGGTATTCCACCAACTCTAACAGGAACATTTGGCGGTGGTGGAACTACAAATAATTTTATTAGTCTTAAAACATTAACTCAAAGACTTGAGTATGGTCGTAAAACACTAACATCCTTTTGGAAACAAGAGATTGCACTAGTTCAAAAAGCTATGGGCTTTCGCTATCCAGCTAAAATTGAATTTGATAAGATGGATCTTAGTAATGAAGATGCTGAGAAAGCATTATTAATTCAATTAGCAGATCGTAATATTATTAGTGATGAACTTATTCAAAGAATGTTTGGTGTTGATCCAGATATTGAGAAAGCAA